TCCGAATCGGTTTAACACAACTGGCAATTTCTTTTCTCAACCACCTCCGAATTTCTTTTCTCAACCACCTCCGAATCGGTTTAACACAACTGGCAATTTCTTTTCTCAACCACCGTATGCCGCAAGTCCGAATTTCTTTTCTGGCCAAATGATGGGCGGAGGCCGTATGGCCGCTCCGGGCACTAACATGGCGACGGGACAGGTTCCGCCGAATACATTTATAGCAGATGCAGGACAGCCAATAATGGAAGGGATGCCGCAAGGTATCGCAGATGCAGGACAGCCAATGATGATGGCGGAAGGTAGCCCTAAAGTCACAATGATTGATCCACCCCCTCCTGTTCGTGCCCCTCAAGGGAGTGATGGAAATTTGTATGATGCTCAAGGAAATATTATGGGAGCATACAGAGGAGCCGGTACAGGAAACGCGGGGGCCGGCACAGGAGGAGGTGTTTTTTAATGCTACAAGCTTTAATTGGGCCAGTCACAGGATTACTAGATAAATTTATACCAGATGCTGACCAAAAAGCAAAACTTGCCCATGAAATTGCAACCATGTCTGAACGACATGCCCAAGAATTGGCAAAGGGTCAGTTGGAAATTAATAAAGCTGAAGCAGCGCATAAGTCTTTGTTTGTTGCTGGCTGGCGTCCCTTTGTTGGTTGGACGTGTGGAATTTCTTTATTTTGGCATTTTGTGGGTCAGCCTGTTGTTGTTTTTGGTATTTCAGTATCGGGTGTGGATGCCCCCGAATTACCGACCTTTGAGATGGAGAGCTTGTTGACCGTGCTTCTTGGGATGCTTGGGTTAGGGGGATTAAGAACGTTTGAGAAGACAAAAAAAATTGCTAGAGAGAAATAAAAAATGTTTAACATACTAACTGTGTTGGCTATGTTGACACTTTTACCGTGTTTTTTATTAACTTTTGCAGCGTGGTTTTTTATTAGTTGGTTAATTAGTTTTTATCTTTTTTTCGTGTGGTTGAAAGGAGTGGATTACATAGTTATACATAGAGGGGTTGAATGACTCCTGAGACCTTTGACAAATGGCGTATTGTGCCAAGGCTTTTAGTTGTGATGATGGCTTGGGCAACGTGGGATGTGATTCACTGGTTTACAACTTTGCCCGCACCTACTTTTGAACAGGCTGGTCTAGTTTCTGTATGTACCGGAGCCATGACAGCCGTTTTTGGGCTTTTTCTTGGCCAAGGTAAAAAAGAATGAAATACTTTGCTTTGTCAGAGTTTGATTGTACAGAAACTGGACAAAACCGCATGGATATTGATTTTTTAAAAAAACTTGATGAGTTGCGTGAGGTTTGCGGATTTTCTTTTTACATCACTAGCGGATACAGAGCCGAAACTCACAGCGAGGAAAAAAACAAGCCAACAGGACCGGGCACTCATACTTTGGGCATTGCTGCCGACATAAAAGTTGCGAGTGGCGCACAAAGAATGATTCTCGTAAAAAACGCATTGTCTTTAAATTTTTCAGGGGTAGGTGTAGCGAAAAGTTTTATTCACGTTGACACCCGCAAAACTAAACCTGTTTTATGGTCTTATTAACTTGTGTTTAAAACAACTTAATGTTATATAAAGCCCTCAATATGCGACATATTACATATGGATTTTATTCATTTAGCCCAGTTTATTCAAAAAACCATAAAAACCCGTCGAGTTCAAGTGGTACAGCTTTTGGAAACTAACCAAGTTTCGTCTATGGAACAATACCAACATTTTATGGGAGAATTGGCTGCTTTGAATTATGTTTCTCAAGAATTGGCTGTTTTATTAAAGCGGCAGGAGACATTAGATGACTGAAAAGGCGGAAAAACCCGACCTTAAATTAGCGGAAGAGGGGGTTAAGTCTTTATACAAGGCCCCGCAGCAAAAAGTCCTTGATCCACAGGCAATGGATAAGAGTTTATTAGACAGAATGCCTCAACCCACAGGTTGGAGGATGCTTATTCTGCCATACAGGGGTAAAGATACTACGGATGGTGGTATTTATATACCTAACAAAGTATTAGAAGAAGGTCTAATACAAACAGTGGTTGGCTATGTAGTAAAACAAGGCTCTCTTTGTTATAAAGACAAAGAAAAATTCCCAGATGGTCCGTGGTGTAAGGAAAAGCAATGGGTTATTTTTGCGCGTTATGCTGGCTCTCGGTTTCGTATTGAGGGGGGTGAGTGTAGAATTTTAAATGATGATGAGATTTTAGCTGTTATTGATGACCCAGAAGATATTCTTAGTTTGTAAAGGAGATAATCAGCATGGCAGATGCTGCAGAAGAAACTCAATTTGAGTTAGATATAAGTGAAGCACAAGAAACAGAAGTTGAGATTGAAGGCTCTAAAACAGAACCTGCTTCTATTGAGGTGGAACAATCTTCTTCAGAAGACGCGGAGATGGATCAATATAGCGATTCTGTTCGTAAAAGAATAAATCGTTTAACTAAAAAAATGCGTGATGCGGAACGCGAGCGGGAAGAAGCTTTGCGTTACGCTCAAAACGTTCAACAAGAATCAACTCAAATACGCCAACGAATGCATAATTTAGACCAAGGCTATATGTCTGAATATGGCAATCGTCTTGCTCTTCAACAACAACAAGCTGAAAATGATTTAAAACGTGCTGTGGAATTAGGAGATGCTGAAGGGACGGTAAAAGCACAAAAAGCTCTTACAGATGTTTCGGTTTCCTTTAACAATTATAGTGCTGCACAACGTCAAGCAGCCTACAACAATCAACAACAAGCCGTTCAACAACAGCCCGTTCAACAACAGCCCGTTCAACAACAGCCCGTTCAACAAGCACCTCCTGTAAGACCCGATGCTAAAGCAGAGGAATGGGCCGGTAGAAACACCTGGTTTGGACAAGATGAAGCTATGACTTTCGCTGCTTTTGGTATTCATAAAAAGCTTATTGAAGAAGAAGGATTTGATCCTAAAAGCAATGATTACTATAATGAGTTGGATGTAAGAATTAAAAATGAGTTTCCGCATAAATTTTCTGGAACTCAATCGGTAAATCGTAAACCCGCGCAGACAGTGGCGGGTGTTTCACGCTCTAGTTCATCTGGGCGCAATAGAAGGGTAAGACTCTCCCCTACCCAAGTAGCGATTGCTAAAAAATTGGGAGTGCCGCTTGAAGAATACGCGAAATACGTTAAGGAGTGATAGACATGTCGGAAGGTAAAAGAGGCTTTGAAGGCATTAAAAGAACCCCACGTAAAGAAGCGTCAAGGGAAACCCAAGGAAAACGTAAGCCTTGGGCACCTCCGTCTATGTTAGATGCACCGCCTGCACCAGAGGGCTTTAAACATCGTTGGATTCGTGCTGAAGTTCGTGGCTTTGATGACACAAAAAATATTTCAGCAAAGTTGCGAGAGGGGTATGAGTTAGTTCGCAGTGATGAATTTCCAGATTTTGAAGCTCCGGTAGTTGATTCAGGTAAGTATGAGGGTGTGTTTGGTGTGGGTGGATTAATGCTTGCTCGCATACCACTTGAAACAGTAGGAGAACGCGCTGACTATTTTTCTCAACGAAACGCAGATCAAATTGAGGCTGTAGAAAGTGATATGTTGCGAGAAAACGCTCATTCCTACAGCAGCCGGGGTAATTGACCAGGCTGGAGCTACTGATGGAGGTACAACACAAGCCCTTGGTGTTTTAGTAGGGGTAGAATATCAAGATGCCACACAAAAGAAGCCTGTTTTTCTTAACTACTGGCCAGGATCAGGAAGTGTATCTGTCGATACTAACTTTCCGGTCAAAGCTTTTGTTGCGGATAATCCTGATCAATTGTTTATTGTAGCAGCAGATGCTACTCTTACAAATCGAGCTACAGCGTTAGCTGCCGTTTTTGCTAATGCTAGTTTGGGAACTTCTGCCCGTACAGGATCAACTAGTACGGGTAAATCTAATTCTCAACTAGGGGTAAGCACGATTGCGACCACAGCCACTCTTCCTTTACGGATTGTTGGTTTAGTGGATGATGACGCTAATAATGATTATGCGTCAACAGGAGCACATCTGTTTGTTAGATTAAACGCTCATTTCAACGCTGGCACCCGTGGTTTTGCTTCACAAACCACTGCCGACTCAACTGGTATTTAAGGGGGATTAAGTTATGGCTATTTCTCGCGCACAACTAGCGAAAGAGCTTGAGCCGGGACTGAATGCTCTTTTCGGCCTTGAGTATGATCGTTATGAACAAGAGCACTCTGAGATTTTTGAAGAAGAAACTTCAGACCGTGCTTTTGAAGAAGAAGTAATGTTATCCGGGTTTGGCACAGCACCTGTTAAGTCTGAAGGTGGTGCAATCTCGTTTGATGACGCGCAGGAGACATTTACTGCACGTTATACTCACGAAACCATTGCGCTGGCCTTTTCGATTACAGAAGAAGCTATTGAAGATAATCTTTACGATAGGCTT